CCGGCACCGCCCGCCGGCGACGCCGGCCGCAGTCTCGCCACCGCCCGCCGCCGGCTGCAGCTCGCCGGCGTCCGCTAGACCCCCGGGCCCCCTGCGGTCCCGGTCTGATCCCCTTCCGCCCCTGCCGGGCGGCTCACCACAACGAAAGGACACGGCGTGGACATCAACGCCAAGCGGCAGGAGCGCGCGGGCCTGGCCAAGCAGGCCCGCGACATCCTCGACGCCGCGGAGAAGGACGGCGGCCGGAACCTGACCGCCGAGGAGGACGCGAAGTTCGACCGCCTGATGGGGGAGGTCGACGGCTGCGACGCGCAGATCGAGCGGGAGGAGAAGCTGCGCGCGAAGGAGCGGCGCATCGACGCCGACCCGGACGAGCAGCCGGCCCGCGAGGAGCGTGCCGGCGGCGAGCGCAACGGCCCGGACCGTGGCGGCGACGGGGCCATGGCAGCGTTCCGGCAGTTCCTGCTCGGTGGGCGGGCGTCTCTGTCTCCGGAGCAGGAGCGGACGCTGGTGGCCGGCTCGGACCCGGAGGGCGGCTTCCTGGTCGCCCCGCAGGCATTCGTCTCCGAGCTGATCAAGCAGGTCGACGACGACGTGCCGCTGCGCGGGCTGGCCACGGTGCACCAGCTGACCGAGGCCGCGTCGCTGGGCGTGCCGACGCTCGACCAGGACGCGGATGACGCGGAGTGGACCTCCGAGGTCCGCACCGGCAGCCAGGACGACTCGATCCGCTTCGGCAAGCGGGAACTGGTGCCGAACCCCCTCGCCAAGCGCGTCAAGATCAGCCGGAAGCTGCTGCGGCTGACCGCCAACCGGGCCGAGAACCTGGTCCGCGAGCGCCTGGCGTACAAGTTCGGCGTGTCGCAGGAAAAGGCGTACATGGTGGGCGACGGCAACAAGAAGCCCCTGGGCGTCTTCACCGCCAGCCCGCAGGGCATCTCCACCGGCCGCGACCGCGAGATCGGCGCCGGCGGCGCCATCCCGCTGACCGTCGCGACGGCGGACCAGCTGATCGACGCGAAGTACGCCCGCAAGGCCGCGTACTGGCGCAACGCCCGGTGGCTGTACCACCGGGACCTGATCAAGACCATCCGCAAGCTCAAGACCACCGACGGGTTCTACGTGTGGAAGGCCGGCCTGAACGACCAGCCGGACACGATCCTGGAAATCCCGTTCGTGGTCTCGGAGTACGCGCCGAACACGATCTCGGGCAACCAGTACGTCGGCGCGATCGCCGACTTCCGCTTCTACCACATCGCAGAGGCGCTGAACCTGGAGATCCAGCGCCTGGTGGAGCTGTACGCGGAAGCCAACCAGGTGGGTTTCATCGGCCGCCAGGAACTGGACGGCATGCCCGTGCTCGAGGAGGCGTTCGTCCGCCTCAAGGTCCCCGCCTGATCACCCGCCGCTAGACGGCTCACGAGCAGAAAGGCAACGAGGAAGCCATGAGGAGCGACCTGATCAGCCACCTGGCGCCCGCGCAGTCGCTGCGTCCGGCCAGCCAGGACGACCCGTCGGTGCCGGTCAACGGCATCGGCGTGGACCTAGCGAACTACGACTCGGCGGTGGTGCTCGTCGACGCCGGCACGATCACCGGTGCCGGTGCGTCGCTGACCGTCGAGGTGCAGCACTCCGACGACAACAGCGCCTGGACGGCGGTCCCGTCCGACGAGCTCGACGGTACGGAGCCGGTCATCACGTCGGCCAACCACCAGCAGGTCCACAAGATCGGCTACCGGGGCATCAAGCGGTACCTGCGGGTGTGCCTGACCGCGAAGGCCGGCACCACCCCGACCCTGCCGGTCGGGGCGACCGTCGTGCGCGGCAAGCCGCGCCGGCTCCCCGCCTGACCCACGCCCACCCGTTCGTTGCGGGCCCTGGCCGGACATCCGGTCGGGGCCCGCCGCGTGAAAGGACCCCCCCGCTGTGCGGATCGAGATGAAGACGCTGTACGCGACACCGGATCGGTCGATCGCCGCCGGCGCGACGGCGACCCTGCCCGACGACGAGGCCCAGGAGCTGATCGACAAGGGCTTCGCCGTCGCGGTGGTCGACGAGGACGAGCGGCCCCGTCGTGCCGCCGGCCGGCGTCCGGCACCTGCCGGCAAGGGCCGTGGCCGAGGGAAGGCCGCGAACCCCGCCACCGACCCCGACCCGGATCCGGACCCCGACGCGGGCGACCCGGACCCGGACCCGGATCCCGACGACCGCGAGGAGTAGCCCGCGATGGTGATCCGGCTCCCCGCTGCGGTGCGCAGCGCGGCGTGCGACGCAATCGTCGACCTGCTCGACGCCGGCAGCGGACCGGGCACGATCGAGATCCGCACCGGAAGTCAGCCGGCTTCCGCCGGCGACTCCGCCACCGGGACCCTGCTCGCGGTGTTCACGCTCGCGGATCCGGCGTTCGGTGCCGCGGCGGCCGGCGTGGCTGCGCTCGGCGTCGACCCGGCTCCCGAGACCGTCGGCGTGGCGGCGGGCACCGCCGGGTGGTGGCGGGCCAAGGACTCCACCGGCGGGACCGTGATGGACGGTTCGGCCACCGTCACCGGCGGCGGCGGGGATCTCACCCTCAACACCGTGACCGTCAGCATCGGCCTGGTGCTGCGGCTGACCGGCGGCACCGTCACGATGCCCGGGTGACCTGTGGAGGTCACCTTCGACTGGGGCGCGCCGCCGGAGCTGCCTGACGCGGTCGATCCGGGCCAGTCCTACGCCCTCGGGGTGCGGTGGCAGCTGCTCGTCGACGCGCCGATCCCCGGCGTGGAGTGGCAGGTGCCGCAGACACTGCCGTCGGGGCTGTGCGCGGCTGCTCTCTGGAGCGATACGGGGTCGCTGCTGGCGTCGGCGGACTTCACGCCACCACCGGAGTCCGCCGGACAGAAGCTGCGGATCTACTTCGACGGCGGACCGTACTCGGGCGTCGCGGACACGATCTACAGGGCGAGCATCTACACCCCGGACCGGTACGTGGCCACCACGAACTACCCGTGGCCGGTGACGGTCCCCGGGATGGCCACCACCAGCGACAACGGGTACTTGACCGGCTCCGCGGCCTTCCCCGCTGCCCAGTCCGGCAACTCGGCCAACTTCCACGTCTCGCCGATCCTCCAGCTGGACCAAGACGAGACCACAGCCGAGCTGGACGGGGTGCTGCCGGCGCTCACCGCCGCGGTGGCCGGCCAGGCCGGGGCGGCCGCCGGCCTGGTCGCGGTGCTGCCCGCGCTCGCCGCGGCGGCCGCCGGCGACGCCCGCGGCCACGCCGCGCTCGCCGCGGTCCTGCCCGGCCTGACCGGTGCGCTCGCCGGCACCGGCACGGCCGGCACGGCGGGCCTGGCGGCGGTGCTGCCGGCGCTGCGCGCGGCCCTGGACGTCCACGCCGACGGGGCGGCGGTGTCGGGCGCCGGGCCGCGCGTGGTCACCGACACCACGGTGGGACGGATCGAGACGGACTCTGTGGGGAGGTGGCGGTGACTCGGGATGTGGGCGACCGGATCGACATCCGGCACCGGGTCCGTGACGCGGACGGCGAGCTGGTCGACGCGACGGTGACCGTCGTGGTCGTCGGCCCGGACGGCATGGTGCTATCGCCGGCCCCGTCGGTCACGCGCGCCTCGCTCGGGGTGTACGACGCCTCGTTCGTGGCCACGACGCCCGGTCAGTGGACGTGGGTGTGGACGGTCACCGGGCCGGTCGACGACGTCACCCACGGCGCGGTCGACGTCGGTGACCCGGCGCCGCCCACGTACGGCACGCTGGCCGAGCTCAAGGACGACCGGAAGATCCCGCCAGAGGACCTTACAGACGACGCGGGCCTCTACCGGCGGCTGGTGGCTGCCTCTCGCGCGATCGAGGACAAGTGCGGGCAGCGGCGGTTCTGGCTCGACCGGCAGGTGTCGGCCCGCATTGTCAGCGCGTCCGGGCGGCGGCTGCTGCGTGACGCAGACGGTGACAGGCTGCTTGTCGACGACATCGGCTCCACCGACGGGCTGCTGGTGGAGGTCGGGTCGGCCGCGGCCGGCTGGACGGAGGTCGTCGACTACGAGACCGAGCCGGACAGCGCGCTGGTCAAAGGCCGGCCGATCACCGCACTGCTGCGCCCGCGGGGTGGCTGGTCGCGGCTGGGTCGTCAGCGGGTGCGGATCACTGCCCGGTGGGGGTGGCCGGCGGTGCCGGCCCAGGTGGTCGAGGCGTCGCTGCTGCTGGCGTCCCGGCTGTGGATGCGCCGCAAGAGCCCGGAGGGCGTCGCGGGCTCGGCCGAGTGGGGAACCGTGCGCGTGTCCCGCTGGGATCCAGACGTCGAGGCGCTGATCAGCAAGTACGTCCTTGAGTAGGAGCTCGCGTGAATCCGATCAAGAAGGCTGCCGAGCGGCTTCACCAGGCCCTTGTCCCGGTGAAGGGCGTGCGGGTCTACCCGGACATCGGCCCGGACGTCTCACCGCCGGCGGCCGTGATCGGGCCGCCGGCGTTGACGTGGGAGGGGCTGCCCGGCTGCGGCGGTGAGCCGACGTCGGGCCGGTTCGGCGTGTGGGTCGTGGTCGACGACGACGACCGTTCGGTGTCCCGGCTGATCGAACTGGTGCCGCCGGTCGCGGCCGCGCTCGACGCGGTCGACGACGCCGTGGTGGTCCGCGCTGACCCGACGACCTACCCGGGCAGCAGCAAGGACCTGCCCGCCTATCAGATCCAAGTCGACATGGCCCTAGGAGGATAGATGCCTGCTCCACACCAGCGGAAAGTCAAGTACATCACGCTCAGCATCGACAGCAATCCGTTCGAGTGCCAGGTACGTAGCTGGAAGCTGAACAACAACACCGAAGACGGGGAAAAGATCTTCACGCAGTGCCCCGAGGGTGAGGTCCGGGAGGAGGCGGATCCGGACTGGAGCCTGGACCTCACGATGCTGGCCGACTGGCGCGAGAACGGCATCTCCGACTGGCTGACGGTGCACGACGGCGAGACGGTCGCCTTCGCGATCGGCCATCACCCGGACCGGCCAGCGGAACACGTCACCTGGACCGGTCAGGTGATCATCAAGGCGCCGAGCGTGGGTGACGAGGCTCGGGCGACCGAGAACACCGAGATCACGCTCCAGTGTGTCGGCAAGCCGGTCTACGGCCGGGTGGGTGCCTGATGGCCCGGGAGAACGTGGCCACTCAGCAGATCACCCGGGCGGGGCTGGATCCGGATCTGACGCCGGCGACGGCGGACGGGGACGTCGTCGACGCCGGGCAGGTGGCGCTCTGGGTGGCCAACGGCGGCGGTTCGGCGATCACGGTGACGGTGGTGGCCACCGCCACCCAGGACGGCCTGGCCGTGGCAAACCTGGTGCGGTCGGTGCCGGCCGGCGAGCAGCGACTGATCGGGCCGCTGCCCGCCAGGACCTTCGCTGTCCCGCAGGGCGAGCCGGACGCGGGCCGGGTCCACGTCAACTACTCCGCGGTGGTCGACGTCGACCGCGCGGTCATCAGCCTGTAGAGGAGAGAACGCGAGTGTTCGAGTTCAAGCTGACCTTCGACGAGCGGCCGGATGACCCAGTCACCATCACCGCCGGCTCCCGAGACATCTTGATGTGGGAGCGGACGACCAAGGGCGCGTCGATGGCCCAGCTGGAGCGGGATCTCAGGATCACCGACCTCTACAAGATGGCCTGGATCGCCGCGAAACGGCTCGGTCACTTCGACGGCCCGCTCGCCAACTTCGAGGCTGGCGTCGAGCTGGACCTGCTCGACGACAAGACCAAGGACGAGGACGAGGACGGCGACGAGGGCGGTCCGGAGGACCCTACCCGGCCGGCTCGCTGAGCCGGTCGGTCATCGCGCTGGCGATGCACACGGGCATCGCCCCATCGGTGTGGGCGGAGCAGGACGGGCGGACGATCCGCACCGCCCTGGAGCTGTTCGCCGACGAGCAGGACCGAGCCCGCCGCGCCCGCGGCCGGGACGGCGACGACGGGCCGCCGATGAGCGGCTGACCCGAGGTCGGGAGGTGGCGTGGTGGATCGGATCACGGTGCGGGTCGACGGGGTGTGGCCGGTACTGCGGGACCTGCAGATGCTGCCCGCCGACGCCGACCAGGAGACCCGGGAGGTCGGTTCCCGGCTGGCGGTCGCCCTCTCCGGCCGTGTCGCCGCCAACGCGCGGGCGGACTCGAGGCAGTCGGCGCTGATGGCGCCGACGGTGCGGCCTGTGCCCGGGCGAGAGCCGTCAATCGTCGCCGGCGGCTCCGCCCGGGTCGGCCGCCGCGGCACCCCCGCCTACAAGATCCTCTTCGGATCGGAGTTCGGGGCCCGGACGTACCGGCAGTTCCGGCCGCATCTGGGTGGCGGCTCGTACTGGATGTGGGAGGCCATCCTCGCCGCCCAACACGAGATCAACTCCGAGGCGGGCCGCGGCGTTGACCGGCTCGTACGCGCGTTCGACCGGGGCGTCTGATGGCGCGGACGATCACGATCCGGTTCGGCGGCGACGCCACCGGGGTCACGCGGGCGGCCGCGCAGACGCGGGCGGCGATTTCCGGTGTGCAGTCGCGGGTCGGGCAGATCACCCGCACCGTTGGCAAGGTCGTCGCCCTGGGCGTCGCGTTCGGCGGCGCCGCCTCGTATGCGCTCGCGTTCGGTGCGGCCGCGGGCCGGGTGACCGGCATCCTCGCGGCGATGCCCGCGCTGCTGGTCGCGGTCATCGGCCCGGTCCTGGCCTTCCTGTCGATCACCAGGGGGCTCGGGGCAGCGTGGCGAGAAACGGGACAGCAGATCGGCGGCGGCGGCGGAACAGCCGTCCGCACCGGCCGGCAGGTGGAGGCTGCCCACCGGCAGGTTCGGGCGGCCACCCGGGCCCTCGCCGACGCCCAACGCGACGCCCAACGGGCCCAGGAGGCCGTCACCCGGGCTCGTCGGGATGAGATCGAACGGCTCGACGACCTGTCCAGGGCCACGCGCGGTGCCGCCCTGGACGCCGAGGAAGCGGCGATCCGACGGGAGGACGCCGAGCGGGACCTGGCCGACGCGCAGCAGATGGTGGCCCGGGCCGAGGAGCAGCTGCAGCGGGCCCGGGAGACCGGCGACGCGCGGATCATCATCCGCGCCGAGGAAGAGCTCAACGACGCCCGGCAGCGGGCACCGGAGCTGATCCGCCGCGCCGATCTGGCGCTGCGGCAGGCCATCCTCGGCGTGGAGAACGCCCGGGACGCGCACGAGGACCTGGCGCAGGAGCAGGCCGAATCCGCGCGCAAGGGCGTCGAAGGCAGCGACGCCGTGCAGGCTGCCCTGGAGCGGCAGGCCGAGGCGCAGCGCGCGGCCGCGGAGGCGGCCGAGCGGCTCGCCGACGCCCAAGACGCGGTCGCGCAGGCCAGCCAGCGGGCCGCCGGCGGCGGCGGGATCGGCGGGGGCACGGACGCCCTGGACAAGCTGGCGCCGTCCGCACGCAGGGTGATCCTGACGCTGCGGTCGCTCGTGCCGGCCTGGTCGGCGGCGTCCCGCGCCGCGCAGAACCGGGCGTGGCAGAACGTCGACCGGGATCTGGTGCGCCTGTCCGGCGCCACCCTGCCCATGGCGTCGAAGTGGCTGCTGCGCATGGGCGGCGCCTGGAACACCGCCGTGCGGCAGGTCTCGGCGTACCTGTCCAGCTCGCGTGGCGTCGCCGACGTCGGCGCGGCGCTCGACGGCACCGCCGGCTTCACGGAGCGCCTCGCCCGCGCCTTCACTCCGTTCCTGTCCGGGTTCATGCAGTTCGCCGCAGCCGGCCAGACCTTCATGCCCGCCTTCGGTGGCTGGGTGCAGTCGATCGCCGAGCGCTTCGAGGCGTGGGCGATCTCCGCCCGTGAGTCGGGCCGGATGCAGCAGTGGGTCACCCAGGGCACGGCGGCGCTACGCACCCTGTGGCAGATCACCACCAACATCGTCGGGTCGGTGCGGGCGATCTTCCGGGCGGCCGACGACGGCGGCTCCGCCTTCGAGGGCTTCGAGGCCGGCACCCGGGCGATGCGGGAGTGGCTGGACTCCGCCCAGGGCCAGCAGGCCGTCGGCGACTTCTTCGAGCGGCTCCGCGACATCCTCGGCTCCGTCGCCCAGGTCATCCCCACCGTCGTGTCGGAGGGGTCGGGGCTACGCGACACCCTCGACGTGATGGGCGTCGTGACCGCGGTCCTCGCCGATCACCTGGACACGGTGGCCAAGGCGTTGCCGTACCTGGCTGCCGGACTGATCGTCGTGAAGGGAGCGCAGGTCGCCGGCAACGTCGCCGCCGCGGCGTCGGTGCCCATCCAGGTCGCGCAGACCGTCGCGCAGTTCCGGCTGGGCCGGGCGGTGCGGCTCAACAACGCGCTGCTGCGCGGTCAGGCGGCGGCGCAGACGGCGGTCGACGTCGTCCAGAAGCGGTCGATCGTCACGGCGGGCCTGCAGCGGGCCGCGACGATCGCCGGCACCGTCGCGACATGGGGCGCGGCGGCGGCCAGCACGGCGCTCGGCGTGGCGGTGCAGATCGCCACCTCGCCGATCACGCTGATCGTCCTCGCGATCGGCCTGCTCATCGCAGGGTTGATCTTGGCCTACAAGCGTTGCGACACCTTCCGCGCGATCGTCGACGCCGCGTTCGCCGGGATCGCCAAGGGCGCCCGGTGGTTGTGGGACAACGTCCTCAAGCCGTGGTTCAGCCTCGTGCTCGCCGGCTGGAAGGTGGTCGGCAACGCGCTGCTCTGGTGGTGGCGCAACGTCACCGTGCCGGCGTGGCGGGCCGTGGCCGCCGCCGCGATCTGGCTCAAAGACCGCATCGTCGCTGGCTTCAACGCATGGCGGGCCCTGTTCGCACGGGTGATCGGCTGGGTCCTCGACCTACGCCAACGCGCCATCGACCAGCTCGGTCGCCTGCTGAACTGGCTGGGCGATCTGGGCGGGAAGTTGCGGTCCCGGCTGGCACCGGTACGCGACATCCTCATGGCGCCGTTCAAGGCCGCGTTCAACGGGATCAGTCGACTATGGAACGGCACCGTCGGCAAGCTCAGCTTCACCGTCCCGTCGTGGGTGGGTGGGCCGTTCGGCGGCAAAGGCTTCTCCATGCCGAAGCTTCCGCAGCTGGCCAAGGGCGGCATCGTGCGGGCCACCCGGGGCGGCACCCTCGCCTGGGTCGGTGAGGGCGGCGAGGACGAAGCAGTGGCGCCGCTGTCCCGGCTCGCGTCGATGATCGAGGCCGCCGTCCGTACCGGTGGCGGCACTGCGCCGGCCGCGCCCGTGAACCTGCATGTGGAGGCGCGGGTGTTCGTCGGTGACCGGGAGATCACCGACATCGTGCGGGTCGAGGTCGACGAGCGGACCCGCGAGGATCGCCGGCAGCTGCGGCGCCGGGTGATAGCCGGGTCGGGGAGGGCACGCTGATGGCGCTGACCGCCACGTACGACGGCCGGCTGGCGCGGGTGCGGCTGTCCGGCACCGTGCCGGGCAGCCACACCGACCCGGCCACCGCGGTGGTCGAGCGGTCCACCAACGGCATCCGATGGACGACGGTGCGGGGTGGCCAGGATCGGAACGGCACCGCCGGCGTCGACGTCAAGGTGGACGACTACGAGTTCGTCGACGGGGTGGTCAACCGGTACCGGGTGCGGGTCGTCGACGTCGCCACGCAGGCCACCGTCGCCAGCGAGACGGCGACGATCACCCCGACCCTGGGCGGGGTGTGGATCAAGAGCGTGGCCAGGCCGTTCCTCAACCGGCAGGTGATCGTCAAGGACTTCGGCGATGTCGAGCGGCCTCCGCGGGCCGGGATCTTCGACGTGGTGGGCCGCAGCATGCCGGTGGCGGTGTCGGATGTGCGCGGGTCGCGGCGGTGGACATTGGAGGTCCTGACCGAGACGCCGGCCGATGCCGCCGAGCTGGATCAGATCATGGCGGCCGGTGACACGATGCTGATCCATGTCCCGGCTGCCGTCGACGTACCGGGCGGCTACGTGGCGATCGACACCGTCAACATCAGCCGCCCGGCCCGGCGCTCCAGACGACGGGTGTTCGTGCTGCCTTGTATCGAGGTCGCGGCACCGGGCCCGGACGTGGTCGGCGCGACGCTGACCTGCGCGACGGTCCTGGCCACCTACGCGACGTGCGCGGATTTGCTCGCCGCGCATCCGACCTGCGCGGACCTGCTGGAGCTGATCGGCGACCCGGAAGACGTGATCGTGCCATGAGACCTGTCTCCGAGGAGTTCCTCCGCACCGTCCGGTCCAGCCATCGAATGGTGGCGGAGGCGCGGGTGGTCGCCCCTGGGCAGACCGGGGTGGCCCCTGACGGGCTGCTGCTGCAGATCGAGTCCGGCGACGTCCAGCTGGACGGTACGGCGGACGTACGGTCCACAATTGATCTGACCGTCGCCGGGCGCGGCCTGTGGCCCACCCGCCCCAGCTCGCCGCTGGCCCCGTACGGCAACGAGATCCACGTCCGGCGCGGTGTCCAGTACCGGTCCGGCCGCACCGAGTGGGTGTCGCTCGGCTACTTCAGGATCGACTCTCCCTCCCAGGCCGAGGTGCCGGACGGGCAGATCCAGATCGCCGGCCAGGACCGCATGGCCGGAATCAAAGACGCGCAGCTGACAGCCGCGCGGCAGTACCCGACGGGCTCCACCCTTGGTGCGGTCGTCGAGCACCTGGTGCGAGAGGTGCATCCGGCGGCCGTGATCGAGTGGGACGACGACACCCCTGCCACGGTCCTGCGCCGCAGCCTGATGATCGAGCAGGACCGGTACGAGTTCCTCGCTGAGCTGGTGCAGGCCCACGGCAAGGTGTGGTGGTGGGACCACCGCGGCCATCTGGTGATCAAGAGCCCGCCGCCGACGACCGTCCCGGTCTTCGAGGTCTCCCATGGCGCCGGCGGCGTGCTGGTGTCTCTCGCCCGGGAGCTGTCTCGTGACGGCGTCCACAACGGGGTTGTTGCTGTCGGCGAAGGCGCCGACACGGTGGTGCCGGCCCGCGCCGTGGTGATCGACAACAACCCGTCGAGTCCGACGTACTGGTTCGGGCCGTTCGGGCAGGTGCCGCAGTTCTTCTCCAGCCCGTTCCTGATCGACAACGGTCAGGCACGCGCCGCCGCCGCGTCGATCCTGGCCCGCAGCATCGGCCTGCCCTACTCCGTCGACTTCGGCCTGGTCCCCAATCCGGCGCTGGAGCCGTGGGACCCGGTGCGGATCACGTACCCGGGCCGGTCGGAGACCCACGTGATCGAGCGGCTCACCGTGCCGCTCGTCGCCACCGCGGAGATGACCGCGACCACCCGCGAACAGACACTGATCAACCTGGGAGGGCTGTGATGCGCGGCGACGACATGGTCCCGTTCCTACTCCCCCCGGATGGTGACGGGCTGGGATTCCGGCAGGGCGTCGTGGTCGAGTGGAATCCGGACACCGCTAAAAACAAAATCGCTGTCGCCGGCGCCGTCGTGGAGGACTTGCCGATATTCAATACCTCCGAGGCGCTACTGATCACCCCGGGGGCCGTGGTCGGCATCCTCACCGCCGGCCGCACGTGGTTTGTGTTGGGCCGTATCACCATCCCGGGGACACCGGAAGCGGCGTCCGCACTGCAAATGATCACGACCGCGACAGATGCCGTGTCGTCGTTCATCCGGGTCACGTCCACCTATCCCGACTATGTGTCGGCGCCGGACGGGCTGGGCCCGACCGTGCCGGTGCGGATCGGCCCCAACCGGCGGGCACTCATCATCCTCAGCGCCCAGATGCAGTTCGCGTCCGACGTCGGAGCCGCCCCACCGCAGTACCGCAATGGCCGCGTCGGGTACCGCATCACGCAGGTATCGACCGGCACGGTGACCGCGCCGCCGAGTGACGACCGCAAGCTGCTGATGCAAACCAACGGGCAGGAGAACACGTTATTTGCCGCGTCGCTGGTCAGCGTCGCCAGCGGGTTCATGTTCCCTGCGGCAGGTGAATACACCGTCGAAATGATGTATTCCGCGCTGAATTTGGGCGGCGCCGACGCGGCCGGGCAGATCGCGTTCTCGTCGCGCATGCTGGCCGTCATTCCACTGTAGGAGGAAATCGTGCCGAGTGGATCCACATCGAAGTACGGCTGGCCGTACCTCACCAGCGACGACGAGCCGGACCTGCCACTGGCCACCCGGGAACTGGCCGAGGCGATCGAAGAGGAAGTCGGGCGGCTCGACGCCGGCTACCGGTACCTGGAGACGATCCGATACACCAGCACCGGCAGCCACACCTTCGTCAAGGCGGACCACCCCCTGGCCCGCGCGGCGCGGATCGAGTGCCAGGGCTCGGGTGGCGCGGGCGGCGGTACGCCGGCGACGGCGGCGGGGCAGACCGCGGCCGGCTCCGGAGGCTCCGGCGGTGACTGGGCCACGGCCTGGGTGCCGATGTCGTCGCTGGCGGCGTCGGTGACCGTCACCGTCCCGGCGGGCGCCACCGGGGTGCTCGGCGGCTCCGGCGGCAACGCCTCGGCAGCTGCCTTCGGCACCGTGTGCTCGGCACCCGGAGGGCTCGGTGGGGTGGCCCTGGGCGCGGCGGGCACCCCAGGCGCCGCAAACGGCGCGCCCGCGTCGGCGACCGTCCCGACGGGCGACTGGTACGTGAAGGGTCAGGGCGGCGGCTCAGCGGCCCGCCTCGGCGCCACCGGCGCCATCTCCGGTCAGGGCGGATCGTCCCGGATGGGTGGCGGCGGCCGCGGCAACGGGGTCGTCACCGGGAACAACACCGGCATCCAGGGCGGCCTGTACGGCGGCGGTGGCAGCGGCGCCGTGGCGGGTCCGTCCACCGCCCAGCAGATGGGTGCCGGCGGCGGGCAGGGCCTCGTCCTGGTCCACCTCTACGGCTGAGGAGAACTCTGATGACGCGCGCACCGGCGAACCTTCAGGCTGTCCGCAGCCTGTTGCTCCAGCACCTCAACCGCGATCCGAACCGGGTGCGCGAGGATGACCTCGAACCCGCCGAGGTCGGCATCGTCGGCGATGCGAACCACCGCGGCGGCTATCACTGCGGATCCGACCGGGTCGTCACGAACGACTACTCGGTGGTGGAGTCGTCCCGGGACCGCAACGGGCTGACGCTCGACGCCGCCGCCCTGGACGTGGGCATGTTCCGGGTCAGTTCAGGCGGCCGTGAGCACAACCTGTTCAGCTTCTCGACCTGGTGCGTCGCCCAATGCGAAGCGAAGGCGCCGGGTACCGAGGACATCCGGGAGATCATCTACAGCCCGGACGGCAAGGTGGTCCGCCGCTGGGACCGGCTCGGCCGGCGCAGCAGCGGTGACCGGTCGCACCTGTGGCACACCCACTTCAGCTTCTTCCGTGACTCGATCAAGGCGAACCGCGACCAGACCCCGCTGTTCCGCCGCTACCTGACCACCATCGGCCTACTGGAGGACGACATGGACAGCATCTTCGTGCGCCTGAACGACGAGGGGCACGGCGTCCGGCTGCTCCAGCGGCGACTGGAGCGCCTCGACGGGCTCGAGCCCAGGGACGTCAAGACCGGCAAGCCGATCACCGACCCGATCAAGGTCGACGCGAAGTACGGCCCGCAGGTGCAGGCGTTCGTCGCGGCAGCCGAGCGGAAGTGGAACCCGAAGTGGACCGGCGACGGGTCAGTCTGCTACGCGGACACCTGGACCCGGCTGGGCGACATGTACCGCGACCAGGAGGTCTTGAAGCTGATCGCGAAGCACGTCCCCAAGCCGGTCGCTCCGGCCGTCGACTACGTGCACCTGGCCAAGGCACTCGACCTGCATGGGCTCGCCGCAGCGGTCCCGGTGCCGGTGCTGGCCGCCCAGCTCGCCGCGTCGCCCGAGCTGGCCTGGGCCCTGACCGACCAGCTGCTCAAGCGGCTAACCGTCCCGCAGGGCTGACAGTGGAGCCGACCGTCCTGGTCGCGCTGATCGGCGCCGGCGGCGCGCTCGCCGGCGGCGCGATCGTCGGGCCGGTGGTCGGGCATCTGCTCTCCCGCCGGGCCAGGGCCGGTCAGGCGGCGATCGCCACGGCGCAGGCCGAGCAGCTGCGCGCGGAGGCCGACAAACTCAGACAGGACATCTACCAGGAGCTCACCCAGGATCTACGTGGCGAGCTGCAGCGCGTCCGTACGGCGCTGGAGACGGCCCAGCAGTCCCTGGCCCAAACGTCCGGCGAGGCCGAGCGGCTCCGGCAACGGGTCACCGCCCTGGAGTCGCGCATTGCCCAGCTGGAGCGCACGGAGCAGCACCTGTCGGCCGAGCTGCGCGCCACCCAGGCGGAGCGTGACCAGCTCCGGATCGCGCTGGCTAAGAGCGAGGCGACGTGCGCGGCGCTGACCGCGCAAGTCGGGGATCTGAAAGCGCAGCTGACCTTGCACGCTGACCGTCATTGATGGGGTGGGGAGGCCCGGCCGGCTCGATGGTCTGGCCCGTGGGCACACCCACCAGGAGCACCGTACGGCGCATGGCTACCGCCGCGTGACGCCAACCCCACACCCGGAGCCACTCTAACCACCTGAGGAGAGGAACCATGTCCCTGTCCGATCGTTGGGCCGCCTACGTGCGGACCTACTGGCCGCTGCTGATCGGCCACCTCACCGCGGCGGTCGTCGCCTACGTGGCCACCCGGTTCGGCATCCTCATCGACTCAATCGTGGTCTACGAGATCCTCGCGGTGGCCATGACCGGCGGGCTGTACGCGGTGGGCCGCTGGCTCGAGGCCCGCACCGGCGACGGCTGGCTGCCGGCCGCGGCACGGACCATCGCCCGGTGGCTGCTGTCACTGGGCATCGACACCGGCCAGCCCACCTACGGTCTACCGCCGGCCGACGTCGACACCAAGTACCTCACGCCCCCGTCCCGGTAGGATCATCGGCGCGGTGCCGGCCGTGACGTCCTGGCCGGGACCGACCAACGCGCGAAGGGGCCCTGCTCTCCCCCGAGGGAGAGTGGGGCCCCCTTCTGCGTGCCAGCGTCAGAAGTTGTCGGCGGTGCAGGTGACTACCGCGAACTCGCCTTCGGAAGCGTTCTCCTTGACGACTTCACCATCGATCGTGATCTTGCACTTGATCTTGCCGGAGCCCTTCGACTGCGCCACGATCGTCGGGATGACGATCGCCTCCGCCGAGGTCAGTTCCTTCTTCCAGGGCAGCTTCGCCCCGTTGGCCTGAGACTGGTCGGCGTTAAGTCCATAGGTCACGTCCGCGGACTTCGGGCCGGTCACCTCCAGAACGATCTTCTTCTCGCCCTTCTTGCCGCCCTTCTTGTCCGCGGCCCCGGCCGCCTGGTCCTGCGCCCCGGGCCCGGCCGTGTCGCTCTCGCCAGCGCCGCACGCGATGGCCATGACCGCCAGCACGACTACACCGGCCGTAGTGAGTTTCGTACGCAA